GGTGTAATTCCACTTGGTATAGTTGTTAAATCTACACTTGATACATTTGAATTAATTCCACCACCTACACGATAAGTTATTGTTAATGTTGTTTGGTTTGGTGTTTCACCAAGAGTTGAATACTCATCACCAAGTAGTGGATCTATAGAACTATCTAAATCATTAGTTTGTCCTGGAATTATAATTCCAACCTGTTCCATATCAATAAAACCCTCATCAACCAGTTGTCCGTCTTTCAATACACCATTACCAAAAACTAATGAAGTTGTGTTATCTAAATTAGTTTCACGAGTAAATCTTTTTCCTGTTGTAATGTAGGTTAAAGAAAATGGAACTGCAGTTGATGGTACAATCTCACCTGTTTCACCCACATAGGCTGAATCTCTATTTTGATCTTTAGTATAATGAGTTTCAATTACCACTTTATCTTGTGCAAGAAAATCAACTTCATACCAATTTTGATTATTTGAATCCACACAAGAGACAATATCAATAACATTTGTGTCTGGTATGGTAAGTGTTTTAAATTTTTCAGGTATTCCAACTTGGAATGTAATTGTTTTTTCAGTTGCACTCATAGCTCTTACAGTTCGTGATAATGTATAGGTTGAAGCTAAACCACTACCATCTGTTGAACCAATCGTATTAGTATCATCAGAGCCTGTAATTCTAAAATCAATTGGTTCTAATGTTGTGAAAATAATATCAGAATTAGAATCAGAAGTTAATTCAATACCAGCATCAAATACACTAGCATTATTATAATCAACTTTAGAGGTATCACCACTTGAAGCATTTACATTAGAAGTAAATGTTAAATCAACATAAGCTGGTACAATTGGTTTTACTTTATAACCAAGCATTTTAGCCATAGTAATTATGTTTCTTCTTTCTTCAGCTAGTGGTAATAATAATTCTTGATATTGTTTATCAATATAAAATGATAACACATCCCCAACATAAGCATTCATTTCTAATAACATCATACCAGGTGACGTTTCATTAAAATCACGATATGTGTTTGGGAAATAAGATTTTGCATAATTCATCAATGACGATTTTAATGCACTAAAATCTTTATTTAAATAATTTACATTTGATTCTTTAAAATTGTTTTTACCATATGTTGGCATATTTTATCTCCAATTAATATTCAATATTTTCTGATTCTGATGTATCACTACTAAAATCTAAAGTTACGGAATCTAAAGTGTTTGGGTCTTGTTTAATGTTAAATAATATCTTTACTCTAATTTCATTTGCTGCAATATCTGTAGTGTCATCTCTACTTAAAACCTCAATATTTCTTACCTCAACGAAAGGTAACCAAAATTCAAACTTATCCATTATAGCATTCTGAACACCAACTAAATTTTCAGTTGTAATGTGTTCAAATAAAATACTCCTTAAATCTAAACCTAAGTTTGGTTGAAATAATCTTTCTCCCTCATTAGTGTTTAATAAATTTCTTATATTGTTTTTTACAGCTTCAATGGTTGTTGAAGTTGATGCAAAATATCCACCTAATACATCATCTCTACGAATTGGTAAATCAATACCAATTTTGACATTAGTATCATTATCTTGAATATAAGGTTTTCTTGATGTATCTTTAATAGCCATTATAATAAGTCCTCAATATCGTCTCTGATTAATTTAACAGTTGTAAAGTTTCTTTGCCCATCTTCATCATCAACATCAAAATTATCTACAGAGTCTGGATCTTCACCTATGTTAACATACCCTTTAGATTGTAACCCACCTACAGCCTTTCCTATTTGAAAAGGTAATTTAGCTCCACCTTCTAATAATGGGTTTATTGCCTGTTTAATAGCGTCTTCAAGTTGGTTGACTAATTCATCAACAACCTGTCCGACTCCAGGTATTAAATTTCCAACCTTTTTTAAGGTTTCTAAAATCGGAGCTTTATCACCAAGTAAAGTTTCAAGTTCAATATTTACTGATAAAGGGGGGGAGTTTAATTCTTCAACAGTAATTGGTGCATTAAGCTTTGTAACTCTAAATTCAGCTTTAGTTAAAAAATTAACTATAGCTTCTTTCATCATTTCAGCTTCAATCTCTACAGGAGAACCATTTTTTTGAGCTTCAAATATTGCTTTTTCAGTAGCTCCTGATAATTTTAGAGTTTCTATTTTAGCATCAATTATGTCTTGTTTTAACCCCCTACTCATTATTATCTTCCGTGTTTCATTTTAGATTTTTCTTCACTTTTCTTTAAAACTTCTCTGTAATCTTTATTTACAAATTGACTCATTGGGTCACTTGATGGAACAACTTGTGGTTGTTGATTCATCATATCACCATAATTTTTACCAACTAATTCATTCATTCTGTCTGATGTAAACTCACTACCACCCAATGTTTTCCAATCTTCACCATTAGCTGTTTCATTCAATACATCATTCAATACTGAATTAGATGTAAATGATTTTTTCTCAACTATTTTTTTAGGTTGAGATTGAGTTGGTTGTTTCAATTCAGTAATCACTTCCTTGATAGCCATCGCAACTTCTTCTCTAACGATTTGTCTAATTATAGTTTTTATATTTGTTTTTTTCTTTTTCATAATTTACCTCTTATGTATTTGGTTCTATAAAATGTTTATTACTTAAAATTTGGTCTATCTTTTGTTCTATTTGTGTTATCTTAGCGTTTACACCGCCTGGTGCCCCAGTCTCATCAGCTAAAGGTAATGGAGCTCCTTGACACAAACCTTGAGCTCCTTTTATAATTTCTAATGTTTCTTTTAATAAACTTAATAATGTTGCTCCTAAAACCATTGGTTGCATTAATCCTTTTTGTATAGTCTCATCAATTTCTGAATCTTTTGTTCCTAATTTAGGTTCTCTTCCAACTGGATTACCAAAAAATATTTTTTCAGAAGTTATTATAAAATTATTATTTGTAGAAATGGTTAGATGTCTACCAGTTCCAATATGTATATCTTGTCTTGATGATAAATAAATATCATCAAGTTTTGAATTTAAAGTTATTCTATCTGATTGAAATAATATTTGATTATCAGAATAATTGTATATTAATTCTTGAGCATTTTGTTCACCATTTTCAGGTATAGATGTTATCAAATCACTCATAGTTCCTTTTAAATAATCTTCAGATAATATGTCTGATGCTAATACAAAACCATCAAATGATTTTTCACTTTTTTCATCTAAAAATCCCCCAAAGTGTTGCGCTAAAGTACCATCGGAAGTTATACTTATTAAACAACCATCAGCTAATGATTCAGTATAATTTTCCTCACTTCTTTGATTAGAAATAAATACATATGGATTAGTACTACGACTTCCTATTCTTAAACTATTCCCATGTCTACCCTCTATTAAATAATCACCTGTAGTTTCATTCTCTATTGGAGCATAACCATCAAGTTCTTCTTTTCTTTTTTTAATGAGTCTTTTAAATGAAATACTTTTATCAAAGTTGGGACTTTCACCAGATACTCCTCTTTCAGTAACATCACCTATTGCATCATTTTCAAATATTTTTTCAGGAGTATAATTTAAATCATCATTCCAAGTTGGGTTATTATTTATTGTGTTTAAAGGGCCCATATAATAATTTGTTTTACCAATTGTACACAGCAACACAGGATCTCCCTTTGATGGGACATCATGTGATGTTCTAAATAAAGGAAAATATCTATACGATTCTTCTGCTGTTTTTTTGTTATTATAAACAACATCAGGATTTTTTATGTGAGGTATTGCTATGATTGTATTAATACTAGCGTCACCTTTTTCTCTTGAATTATCTTTTGAATGGATAACTTCAACACAATAGCCAGGTACAAATTGAATATAAATAGGAGTATTAACAACCGTACCAAGAACATCTTTGCTAGAAACATCATCTAATGTTGTAATTACTGAACTCATTTAACTCTCCGAAAATCCTTTTTGAATTGTTTTATCTTTTATAGTTTCAAGCCTTTGACTTTCTTTTTCTAAATCAGCTACAGTATCTTGAAGTGTACCCATTAAGTCAGCCTTTTCTTCATCACTTAATAACATTGATTCATCTGATTCACCCTGTGATTTGGATATGATTCTTTGTAATACACCAGCCAATTTAACCAGATGTTCATCATTACGAACAGCAGTATCCATATATTCTTTTATGATAGGAGCTACCATAACCACATCATCTATGGTTGTAATGAATCCATGTATTTCTGATATTAACAAATCTATTTGAACTTTACGCTTTGTAGTGTTTTCGTAAATATCTT